GCGTTGACTAGGCTTCCGTCCAGCGCGGCAACGTCCTTCACCTTGTCAAACAGGCGGGAACCATCCTGCTTGCAGCAGGCGAAAAACACCATGCGGTGTTTCGTCCCCTCCTGCGCGCCGAGGTCGATTTCGATTTCCGCGTGCCCATTGGTTGCAGTTACCGTCTGCCCCTGCACCAGCTGCATACGCTCGCCGGCACTGATACGGCGGAAGTATCCGATCTGTTCCTGCCCGCCCCAGCGCACGGTGCGCTCGATGGGGCCGCTGTTTCCTTCGATGAAAGTCTGAAGCCAGTTGCTCATGCCGTTCTCCTAAGCCGACGCGACAAGCGGATGTCCACGGCAAACAGACAGAGCCGCTTGCCGCGTCGGGGTAACGCTGTTGATGGTTCAGCCGTTGGGTAGATCAGTCGAGGTCTGCGGTCGGCAGATCCCAAACCTTCGCGCCGGTGCGCTGGATCACCAGCGTTCCGCGGACGATCTCGTTCTGGTTCAGGTCGAAGTTCAGGTCCGAAACGTAGCCCATGAACTCGACGGTCGTCGGCCCAGCCGAAACGAGGCGATCATCGGAATCGACCGAGGTCGGGAAGTCCGAGTTGGCCGCAGCGTCGCTGAACACCACCATCCAGCTGATGATGCGGCTGGATGCGTCGAGGTCGATCAGGGCCTGATGTGCAGCGCTGCGGAAGATCGCGTTGAACGGAACGGAGATCTGGCCGGGACTCGGGCGGCCGGGGAAGAACTCGTCCTCTTCCGACCCGAGGCAGGACTTGTTGATCTGCGGCTTGCTGCCGCCGAGGCCAGTGATGGCAGTCGGGCAGGCGACGTATAGGATGACAACGCCATCCGGATCGGACGACGACGCGGAAAGGGGATCGGCGAAGTAAAGCCGCGTGCCCTTGGTTTCAAGTACACCTTCAGACATGACACACTCCTAGGATGGCGGGCACGGCCGCCGAGGGGAAGGCCGAGCGCTCGGCCACAAAAAAGCCCGGACTAGTCGGGCTTGGTTGCTCTGTTGCTTTCGGTTATGGACCGCTACTGCTGCCTGCGATTGATCGGTGGTTCCACACAGCCACGTCCAAGTCGATCCGCCAGCGCTGCGTATCGAAGTCTCGGCCCATGTCGCGGATGTCCAACACGTGATAGACGGGTTCGATCAGGTCGCGCAGTGTCTCGGCGAGGTTCTGTACCGTTGTCTGCCCCGTACCCGTGTTGTCGCCCCAGCACGACAGTTGCACACGCGTGGCGTCCACGTAGGGCGTCTCGCTAAGCGTGTTCTCGGGCGTCACGTCAATGGCGCGCTGGGTTACATAGGGCGCTGTCACATTCTCCGGCGCAGCGCCAAGCGGGTAGAACCGTACCGGGCTCGTCCCGATGATGGACTTGACTGCTGCGCTGCCAGCGATCAGCGAAGCGAGGCTGGGCAGGACGCTCATTTCTTGGCCCTCGCCAATCTCTCCGCGCGCTTGATTGCGGCATCAGTTCGCTTCCTTAGCTCAGTGCTGAACACCTGAAGCGCCTCGTTCTTTTTGCTGTCGAAGGCAGGACGAAGCCACGGCATTGGCTCGCGCTTCTCAGTTCCGAACTCCAGCTGTCGGCCAATCTTCGCGGCTGTCAGGTTCTCGCCTCGGCTCTCCGGGTACTTCTGCTTTGCCCGGATGCGGACCGCGAACCGTTCGCCCTTTACGCCCGGGCGCGGCTTGCTGCGTCCAGCCACGATTGATAGCAGCAGCAGGCCGGTTGATTTGTCATCGCCGCCTTGGTTGGGCGTGTCAATGATTCTGCGCACGTTCCGCTTGGACTCGTCGCGCAGCAGGTTGGCCGCTTCTCGCAAAGCGAATTTCACCGGGCCGCCTGCCTTGCTCACGATCTCGGCTGGCAGCGCTTGCAGCTGCTCCAGAACGCCGGCCAGTCCTTCGATTCGGACGGCCTCACGCGCCATCGTTCACCCCAGCGGCGCCGATGCGGTCGGGGAGTTCGCTGCGGGTCACGCCATCCTCGATCAGCGGCACACCGTCTACGACGACGATACGCATCGCCATAATCTTGCCTTGGACCTTACCGACCAAGGTATTCGGGTCGGGGGTGAAATCGTCCTCGGATGTCCCGAACAGCCTCCGCATTAGCTCGTTGATGCCGTTCAGCACCAGTCGCCACCACGAGTCAAACCCGCCGTCTCTGTCTACGTCTCTCTGCACGACCCACCACTCCCCTGACACGCGGCGCCATTCGCCGGGCGCGATCTCTCGCGCCATGATCAAGATCGGCTCGTCATCTGCCACGATGTGAATCGAGTAGTTATGGCCTGCCTGGGTGAAACGAAATGCTGGGATTGTCGGCTGATAAAAACTCATGATGCGCCCTCCGTGAACTCGATGATGATTAGTCCCGGCCTACCCGCTCTTACTTGCGCCGTGAACGTCGCAGTGTCAGGAATGTCGATTCCAGTAAGCCGAAACCCAACCGCGCTTTCGTAGCCTAGGACCAGACTCATCCGCCGTTCACTCCTGCCTTGCACCGCATCCGGTACTCGCGGCGCGCGGTCGCGTCCGTCTCAATACTCACGATGTCGAAAGTCTTGCCGTCCCAGATGACGCGCATGGACTGGGTGAGCCCCGGAAACCACGGCAGGTTGATCCGTGCATCCACCTCGGCCTGCTTGGAATCGGCTGCGTTGAACTCGCGGCCGGGTCCGGTCAGAACCTCGGCCGGCACCGCGCTGCAGTCGGTGTCCGAGTCGAGCGCGTACGTCTCCCACGTGAACGTCGTTTCCAGCGTCTCGGAATCCTGCACCTCGACGCGCTCCTGAATCTCCACGCGGTGGCGGTAGCGCTGCGCCTGAGGCTTCATCAGACGCCCAGCCCGGTGCGGTATGGCATCAGGATCACCTCGAACGCCTCGCGCGCCTTGCGCCGTTCGTCAGCGTCCGGCGATTCGTAGTAGGCCTGCACCAGCACCTTCACTGCCTTGGTGAAGCTCTTGGCCACCGGATCGTCGCTGCTCGGCACGGGCTCAGGAATCTCCGAGCTGCTGCTGTCGTATTCCGGCGGGTAGTCGAGCGGCAGCGTAGGCGGCTCGGTTCGGTTCAGGAAGCGCAGCGCCTCGTCTTCCGTCTCGTCGATCAGCGCCTGCAGCAGCGCGTCATCGCTGGAATGGAACACGCGGCACCATTCCTTGACGCTCGCCAATGTCGTGAAGCTCATAGGTAGAACCTCGCGTCGTCGCCGATCCAGCTGCGCAGCAGCTCGCCGTTCTGGTCGTGCTTGCCAGTGAAAGTGTCACGATGCCCGATGCCAATCCCGCCGCGGCCAGGCAATCCCTTGATGCCGACCACGCGATGGCCGCCGAACAGCCGGCCCTTGAAGCTGCGCCACAGGTGCAGGTCGATGAACTTCGGGGCCTTGATGCACGCGCTGCGGAACGCGTCCACCGCCTTGCCGCGCATCGCGGTGCTGCACAGGCTGGCGTGCCGGACGTTGTCCAATTCGCGCCCCTTGCGCGTGCCGATGTTGTAGTAGCGGGCGCGGCACTCGCCGACCAGCTCGCCCTGCTTGATCTCGCGCGCCACCGTCGTCAGCCAGTCCGTCGCGTAGTGGTCGTCATCCTCGATCACGGCCAGCGGATGCGCTGGGTCGACGACCTCCAGTCCCTTCAGCATGTTCCGGGCCTGCGTGTTCTGCCCGGGCTGCCAGAGCGGCGACGGCCGGATCACGACCAGGCGCCACCCGGGCCGCTTGAACGTCACCGTCTGCGGCTCCGGGCCATCGTCAACGATGATCCAGGTCACCGGGCCGGCGTAGTCCTGCGCCGCCATCCAGCGCTCGCACAGGGCGAAGGCGGCCGGGCGCGCGCCGGTTGCGGTAAGCAGCTGCAGCATCACCAGTCCTCGCCGGAAACGGCCGGCTCTTCAGGCTCGGGAACCCGCGCCGTGGCGAATATGTGCATGGGCAGGACGCGGCGATGAATGCGGCCCTCGCCGTGATCGTCCAGCGTCGTGTGGATCTCGCCGGCGTATTCGGTCCGAACGTCCACGAATCCGGCATCCTCCAGCAGCAGGCGCAGGCCCGCATCGGTATAGCGGTAGAAGTCGCTCGGGTAGCCGTGCACCGGAAACGCGAACAGCGTCGTGACGATGATGTGGCCGCCAGGGCGGATCACCTCGCGCACCTTCGGCAGCGCGACCCACGGGCGGGCCACGTGCTCCAGCACCTCGGAGCACAGCACGCCGCTGAAGCGCCCCGCCCAATCCGCCGGCATGTCGTGGATGTCGACCACCTGATCCACGCCGATGCCGGGCTGCATGTCGATCCCCAGCCATTCGCCGCGCGCCAGGTCGCGGTTCTCGATCCACCACGCCTTCGGGTTCGTCTTCCGGCTGCCGACTTCGAGCACGTCATCGCCAAGGCAGTGCGCGTGCTTTTCGATGAAGTGTCGAATTCGGCCGCGGACACTCGTCAGCGGCATGGGCTTACGCTTCAAGCGCGGCCTCCAGTTCAATGCGGGGGAAAAGCTCGAGCGCAGTGCGCCGGCTGGCGTTCTGCACCACGGTAGAACGCTTCTTCAACCACTCCCCGAGCTTCGCAAACCGCTTCGGCCAGTCGTCGATCGACCCGGCATTGCCCAGAGGGCGCTTGTGGTCGCCGTGCCAGTGCACCCTTCCATCCGGTGCTCGGCTGCAGTCGAAGCCCAGCATCGTCACTTTGGCCGCTCCGCGGTGGCTGCCGATGGCGATCGCCGCCGCGCCGCTGTTCCGGAAGCTGTACAGGTGCCCCATGCGGTGCACGCCGTTGTAGCTCGCCCAGCTGATCTTCTCGCCCTTGAACCCGAAGTAGGCTCTGCAGTGGTGGACCTCCCACCACTTGCGGTCGATCGCCACCAGAACATCAGCCCAGGGGCATAGCTCCCAGGTGTTGTTCGTGACGATTACTCTTCTTCCTGCGCCGCCTGCTTCTTCCTGCGCCGCCGCTTCGGCGTCGAATCGCCATCGTCGGACGCGCTCGCAGTCGTCTGCGGTGAGGCTTGGGCCGGAGGCGATGCAAACGACGTGGAATCCTCGCCACCGGCCGGCTCGGGGTCCGGCTGCGGGCGCACCACCTTCGTCTGGTATGGCGCGCCATCTTCAGGACGTACCGCGCATCGCAGGCGGATCAGGCGCAGACCGTGATTGTCCGGCGCCTCGAACGGCTGGCCCTTGCGCAACAAGCCCAGCTTTGCGTCGCGGAAGTCGACGCGAGCTACAAGATTCATGGTCACCTCAGAAACCCCGGCGACCGAAGCCGCCGGGGCTGTTGATGGCTTACGCCGTGGTGGTGAACTCGCCGCCCAGCAGGGCCGCCGGGACACTCACCTCGAGACCCAGGCGCCGCTCCGCACGGATCGTCCACAGGTTGGAGGTGAAGTCGTTGCCGTCGTAGCCGAACTCGACCACGGTGCCCTCGCGGTTCCACACGCCGGTGGCGACGTTGAAGGCGCCGATCAGGAACGAGCCGGCCGGCATCTGCGACGACACGACGACGCGGACGCCAAACGGGTTCATGCCGGACACCATGCCGGGCATGCCGTACAGGTAGGCACCAGTCGAGCCGTTCTCGCGCTCGATCTCCTGAGCGCCCCAGTCGGCCGGGTTCACGATCACGGCGTCCGCAACGTAACCGGTCGCCCACAGCTGCCACTTCGCGCGGTTGATCGCCTGGATCAGGTTGTCGTCCGCGTTCGGGGTGAACACGGTGTAGTTGCCCGAGTCCAGCAGGCCGGACAGGTTCGGCGAGGTGCCGTCACCGTTGAGCAGCTGGTCGTCGACCTTGGCCTCGACACCGAAGCGCAGGCGGTTCTCCACGTAGCTGACCAGCGCCGGGTTGTCCGACATCAGCTGCTTCGACACCTTCAGCCAGTGCGCGATCGTCTCGATGATCACGTTGTACTTGTTGAAGGTCACCGCCGATTCCGGCTTCTGCGTCGCCTCGGTGTTACCGGCGGCGTTGTTCGTGAAGCTCGCCTCGCGCATCAGCGTCACGGTGTCGGTGCTGGTGGTGTAACGCGGCAGCACGTTCTCGATGGTCAGCGGACGGAACGCGCCGGGCACGATGCCGGGGCGCTGGTCGAACCAGGTCGTGGTGGTGTTGTCGGCCACGATGGTGTTCTTCAGTTCCACGCGCTGCATGCCGCCACGCGACTTGCCGGCCTGGAAATCCTTGAACTCCTGCGACGCTACCAGCTCCTGCATCGCGCTGGTCGGCTTCGCCTCGGGCTGGTTGCTGGCGGTCATCTTCTGCGCCAGTTCCTGCATCTCGGCGTTCAGGCCGGACCACTTCTCGGCGAGAGTCTTGACCTCGGCCATGGCCTCGTTCGCGGCCTTGCCGTTCTCTTGGACCTGGCCTTCGTGCTTGGCGATGGCCGCGTCCAGCTTCTCCTGCTGGGCCTGCAGCTTTGACTTGATCGATTCGAGGCCCTGGTCGATGGCCGCCTTCAGCTCATCGGTGACGGCTGCAACGGGGGCGATGGTCAGCAGACCTTCGGCACCGAACAGCATGAAGCCGGCGAAACCGGCGAGAACGCCGATGACGGTGTAGAGCAGCAGATTGGAAAGCTTCATAGCATTCTCCAGACGAAAAAAAACCGCCTTGCGGCGGCTTGGGTTGGCGTGTGCTTCGGCGATCAGCCGGGCACGGTGAACTGCTGGAACTGAGCGAGGAGTTCAGCCGCCTCGCGCGTTTCGGCATCACGCTCACCGTGTGCCAGGGCCTTGATGCGCGACACCAGCGCGCACGCATCTGCCCGCGACATCCCTGAAGCATCACGCAGCAGGGCTTCCACCTCCTTCAGGCTCTGGCACTCGTCCAGAGCTGACTTCACGTCGCCGATCTGCGCCCCCATGTCGGCGGGGTTCTCGACGACGCTGATCTCCACCAGGTCGATCCGCTTCAGCTTGCGGATGCGCCCGTCCTTCTCGCTGCCCCCGGAGGGGATCCGGTAGCCGATCGACAGGCCGGTGACTGCGCCCGCCTTCATCAGCGCATAGGCGTCCTTTCCGACCGAGTGCTCGACGACGATCTGCCCCTTCACCCGCAGGCCCTTGTCGTCCTCCTCGGCACTCAGCCACTTCCCGATCACCGGGCCGACGTGGTTCCAGCGCAGCTGGATCGGCCGGGTGCGGTTCGACAGCGTGTTCGCGTAGGCGCCGGGCAGGATCATGTCGCCGTAGCTGTCGACCCCGTTGAACACGGAGGCGTAGCCCTCGAACACGCCCTGGGCGTCGTCCACCATCTTCACGTCGACCTCGGAGAGGTCGAGCAGCTTGTGCAGCAGCGTCATGGCATCACCTGCGTCTGTCGGCCGGTCTGTTCGATGGGCACGGTCGCGCCCTGCATGTAGAGCACGTCGCCGCCGGACATCGGGGGCAGCCCTTCCCACGCGCGAGCCTCGTTCGGCGTCACGATCCCGCCCTGCACGCCCACCCGGTAGCCGTCGAATCGCGATTTCTGGTCGGCGCGCAGCAGGCCTTCGAAGTCGAACTCGAACTCGTAGCGCGTGCGCTCGGCCGGCTGCAGCAGGTGCGCGCGCATGCTCGCCTCGATCTTCTCCAGGATCGGGCGCAGGGTGAGCTTGTAGAAGCCCTGCACGATCTGCTCGATGCCAGAGCCCCACGTGGTCGTGTTGTTGTCATTGATCAGCACGGACGGCACGCCAAACCAGCGCGCGATGTCCTGCACCTGATACTTCCGGCTCGCCAGTAGCTCGATGTCTTCCGGCGACATCGAGACAGCCTCGAACTTCACCCCGCCCTCGAGCACAAGTAGGCGCTCGTCCGTGCCCGTGGTCAGCGTGTTGAAGTTCGTCCGCACCTGCGCGCGCTGTTCCGGCGTCAGGTACTTGTCCATGGTCAGCACGCCCGAAGGCTTCGCGCCGTTGGCATAGATCTTCGTCGCGGCCTTCTCGGCGCCGATGGCGATGCCGGCGGTGTTGCGCATGTAGGCCAGCGGGGAGAGACCGATCACCCCATTGCCCAGCATCTTGAGGTGCCAGATGCTCGCCGGCGCGTACACCTGCACCCCGGCGTCGTGGTAGTACGTGTACGCGATACCGCCGCCAGCCAGAACCGTGACCTCCATCTGAGCCGACATCAGCGGCATGAGCATTGTTACGCGCCCGGTTTCCATGCGGACCACGTGCACGTAGGCATTGCCGTACAGCAGCAGGTTGACCAGGATCGTCTCGAAGAACTCGATCTTGGTCTGGTACGGGTTCGGCTTGCCGGCCAGCAGCAGCGCCAGCGGATGGTCGCGCTCGATCTGCCGGACCGTCCCGAGCGCGTACATCGCCAGCGGCAAGCTGGCCACCGTCTCGGCGAGCAGTTTCACGCACGCCCACACCGCGGACAGCTGCATCGCGGTGTCGAAGGTGACCGTCGCCGCGGCCTGGCCGTCATACTCGAGCGGGCCCGCGTTCTGCAGCCCTCGTCGTCGCTGCAGCCCACCGCCCAGCCAGCGCGTGACCGACTGCCAGAGTTCCAGAATCATCGCGCCACCACCGGGTTAGAGATGAAGCCGTCGAAGTCGCCGGCCTCCTCAGTCATCTGAAGGACGCGGCCCATCGCCATGATCAATGCCACCGGACCGTCGATCTTGAGTTCCTTGGAATCCTTGCGCGGGTAGATGTGCTCCTTCGCGTCAACGCGCGCGACGACATTCCCCATCATCCAAGTCATGCAAGGGTTGCCGTCGTGCCAGAGCTTTCGGCTGATAACGCGGGCCTCTACTTCCTTCATGGGCTCCGACAGGTTGCGCACCGTCTGCGGGAACTCGATCACCGGCAATCCGTCCTGCTGCAGGCGAGTCATCAGGTACGAGGCTTGCGCCGGGTCGAAGGCAATGTCGGCGACTTCCAGTCCGAGCGCCGCCAATTGCTTCAGGTCTTCCTCGATGAACCCGTAATCGGTGATCTCTCCAGGCGTCGCCGTCATGACGCCTTCGAGCACGAAGTTCGCGTAACGCTCGTTTTCCTGCAGCACCGACTCAGGCACATAGAATCGCGGGATGCAGAACAGCTCGCCGCCACGCTCCACCAGCACCACTGCAGCAGCTACGTCCAGCTTCGAGGCCAGGTCACACCCGACCCACGCCCGGCACCCGGCGAAGTCCTCCAAAGAGAAGCTGCGCTTCTGCCGCTGCCACGCCAGCATGTTCATCCATGCCGTGCGCGCGCCCACCCATTGGTTCAGGTGCTTGGTGCGGAAGGCGTTCTGCTTGCTCGCCGATCGCTTGGCCTGGGCAAGCTGCGCTTGTAGGAACTCAGGGAAGACGGAAACGCCATAGTTCGGGTTCGCCTTCTTGAGGTTCTCCGGGTCGTCCCAAGCGTCCCCATCGTCCAGGCCGTAGATGATCCCGAACAGGCTCTCATCCTCGACCTGCCTTTCCAGCACCCGGACGACATCCCGACGCATCTCGTAGCACGGGCCGCCCATGTTGCTGCCGGCAGTCGTGATAATCGACAGCAAGGGCTGCTCTCGGGCGCCCATGCCGGTCTGCATCGCGTCCACCATCTGGTCGGTGTCGTGCTCGTGGTACTCGTCGACCAGCGCAGCGTGCGGGCTCGATCCGTCTCCAGGCTTTCCGATGAGCGTCTCGAACTTGCTCATGTCCTGCATGACGAACATCGGCCCGGGGTTCTTCGGGTTGCCCGATTGCTCGATGCCGAACCGCTCCCGCAACGCCGGCAGCTTCTGCACCATCTGCCACGCCGGACGGAAGACCTCGTGCGCCTGCTTCTCTGTCGTCGCGCCTGAGTAGACCTCCGCGCCTGCCTCCCCGTCCGCTGCGAACAGGTAAAGCCCTCGAGCAGCAAGCCGCAGAGACTTGCCGTTCTTGCGCGGCACCTCCTCATACGCCACGCGGAACCGGCGCAGCCCGGTCTCAGAGTGGAC